GTCCTGTGACTAACGGTAAGAAGACAATTTATACAAAAGCAGTTCTCAAACATCGTTGGTGCCCAGGAGGTAATGATGGGTGGGGAAGGATCTTCGACTAATTTTAAAGTTAAGATGCTTAAGGGAATTAAGGATCTTACGAATAACGGAAAGCATAAGGAAGCAAACGAACTCTATCAAAAGTATTTCGGAGGAAACGATGGCAAGAGTTGATTTACATAACTTTTTTAAATTTTATGACGATAGAAACCCAAGTCATATTAAAGCAGTTCAGTGGTTAGAAGATAATCTTCCTAATGATTATCTTGAAGATAACGCAGACTGGGCGGAAATTTACAGAGGTAAGGGTGGTGGATCATCTGCTGGTGCTTCTGCCCCTGCTGGAGATGTATGTCCACATTGTGGTAAATCTCTGGGAAAGTAACTAGCGGCGGCGGTGCTTCTGCTCCTGCTGTCGCAAGTGGTGGTGATGATGTCCCTATGATGGGTATCAAATTAATCAAGGAATTTGAAGGATGTCATTTATCAGCATATCCTGATCCCTTAACTGGTGGACTTCCAATTACAATCGGTTGGGGTTCTACCCGAAATAAGAATGGGCAACCATTCCAAATGGGTGATAAGATTACCCAGCAAGAAGCAGACGAATTATTAATCAGTCAGTGCAAGAATCAATTCCTTCCTGCACTCCGTAAAATCCCACATTGGAATGAAATGTCAGATGGAAAAAGAGGCGCTCTGCTCAGCTTTGCTTATAATCTTGGTGCCGGTTTTTACGGTGGCGATAACTTTAATACTATTACTAAACGCTTGAAGAATAAAGAGTGGGACCTAGTTCCTGATGCTTTATTCCTCTACAGAAATCCTGGTTCAAATGTTGAGGCAGGACTTGCTCGTAGAAGAAAAGCAGAGGGTGAATCTTGGAAGAAAGGATAAATAGTAACAATCATCACTGATTCTTGATCTTAATTGATCTGAATCTACATACCCTGAGTCTTCTGTGACTTGGTGAATACTTTACTTTTAAACAACTTTAGTTTGTTTCGTTCAGTACACACTAAGTAATAGAGGACTTTTAATGTCTTACGCTACAAGGGCGCTTGCTGTAGCGTCTGCTCTTTTGATGGGGGCACCAACAGCAGTCTTAGCACACACCAACTCTTTAGGATATGTTGGTGACGGTGCAGGTTCAGTAACTTTCTGGTATGGTTCTTGGCACCAAGGAACAACTTTTACAGAAGGTTCTATGACTTTACAGGGTGTTAATGGAAATACATTCGCACCTACAACTGTAAACTGGACTCTTTTACAGAATACTGAACCAACAGGATTGATTCCTGGTACAAACTACTTTATGTCTAATGGAACAACTTTGATTCCTTATGGAGATCCTTCTGCTCTTTATGGTTTAACTCAAAGTTATACTTGGCAAGGTGTAACTTTTACTAGTTTAGGTGCTGGAGATTATCAATTCACTTACAATCCCATCGCACAACCAACGATGGACTGGGATCCATCTTCACAAGTTATTCGTACAGGAACCGTAACTCTTTCTGCTGGTCTTCTTTCTGGTGATGCTGATGGTGATGGTGTCAATGATGCTACAGGACAACCAGTAACACCACCCACACCACCTACACCACCAACTCCAACTGTAGTATCAACTGCTGCTGGTTCTGATATTGTTACTACATCAACCAGCAACGGAACAAGAACAGTAACAAACAATCCCCATCGTCATGTAATGGGAACTGATGCGAATGGCAATCAGACTGAAACTCATTATACTGATACACAAGTTATTACTATTCCAACAGTTACTACCACTACAACCACAACTCCAACAACAGTTGATACTTATAGTGATGGGAGTACTGTAACAACTAACGGTACTCCAACAACCACAACATCAACCGCAGATGCAGGTTCAGGGACCTCTGTAATCACACAAGCAACTGTTGCTGATTGGGTCAAGACAAGAACTTTTGATGTTCAGAGAACTGCGTATGCTCCTTCTGGTGCCGCACCGACAGTTAGTAAAACACATCGTTTTGATGCAACTGAAGATGATAAAAAACAAAAAGTAAATCATCATGTCACTACAGGAGTTACCACACCAACAGTTAGAACTGTAACTATTACACCAGTTTATACTAAGGTTTACACTAACGGTGCTCCTACACAAGTAACAACTGATACTTCGGTTGTTACTTACGAAACTAGTACATCATATGCGGAGTACTATGCTTCCAAAGATTACTTTGGACGCATTGATCAATTAAATGTTCTTGATGGTATCAATGATGGTATTAATGGACTTCTCAATCATGAACCATCCAGAACCAAAGAGAAGTTTAGAGTATTTGAGAATAACAGATTTGTTCAGTCATACAATGCTGATGGATATACTGCAAATTCTAAAATATTTGGTGGTGGATTTGAGTTGGATTTATCAAAGGGGTGGACTGTTGGAGCTCAGTATAACCAAGTCAACATAACCCTTGATGGTGTTGATTCAAAGTCAGATCAGAAGAAAAATCATTTAGGCATCTTTAACACTTTCCACGGTAATACATTGACACTCAATACTAACGCTGCTATAGCAAAAAATAAGTACAGATATGATAGAACTGTAGAAGGTTTATTTAATAATGCTGGTAAAACAGATGGTTTTGAGTGGTGGGTATCTAATAGACTCTATCTACATCTTACAAAATGGTTACATCCATTTGTTGGACACACCGTTCAGAATGTAAAGAGAGATGGATACACTGAGACTGGTGATATTAGGTCTGCAAGAAGTGTGGCAGCATTCAATCAAACCACAAACGTTGGTGAAGCAGGTCTCAAACTTGAAACCAGATTTGGTGGTAAGAAGAGAGACTTATTTGGTATGAGTGTTGAAGGTGCTTATAGTACTGATAATTCATATGATATAGTTGCTTCAGTTGATTATAAAGAGATGTTAATTGTTGAGGGTTCTCATGGTGTAAATAATGGAGTAACAAATAATTCCATTTCTGGAAAGGTTAAGTTTAGGTTCTAAATCCTAAATAAAAAGGACATCATCACAAGGACTGATGGAAAACGAAAAGAAAGGAAAATGTATGAGTACTGTAATTCGTGTTGCTATTCTTAGTTGGTCTGCTGCTCTTTTGACCGCATCATATGCAGGACTTCTTGCGAAGATGGATCCTACCTTTATTGCTACTGTCTTCACAGCATCCGCTGCCACATTTGGTATTAACACGATGAAGAAAGGTGGTGATGAAGATGAAAAGAAAGAGGAACCACGTAGAGAGGTAGTTGTAGAAGCTCCTCCAGAACCACCTGCTCCCGAAGCAGCAACAGTATCTCTTGAAGAAAGAGTTGAAGTATTAGAAGGTCAAGTTCAACCACGCACAGGTGGAGCATAATGGCAAAGTCTGCTAACAAGGGAAAGAAAGGTGGTGCAGGATCTGCTAATAATAAAAAGCAGAATTCTGGCAATGCTACTGCTAAGAAAGCAAAGAACGGTGGCAAGAAAAAATGATTGACTTGATTGCTTTTATGATTGTTGGTTATGTAGAGGTTGGTCCTGGTAGTTGTCAAATTGATTACCTTAGGTACAATGAAGTTCATTCGCTTGTAATCCCGTGCCACGAGAATGGAACACCCCTAAAAGGGAGTGTTGGAATGCTCCAATCCATCAAATACTCAAAGCCATAGATAACCACACCCGCCTCTTTATGGAGACGGGTGATTATTGGCATGAGGAGCAGGCACAAATGTTACGAAAGTATGTCAAAGATTTGAAAGTTTGGATACATAAACAAGAAGGATGGTGGGATGAATGAAAAAATTCCTCACGGCTATAGGGTTATCATTAACTCTAGTTGCCCCAGTTTCAGCAGAATCAATTAAAGCATCACATCCAGTAGTACAAGATTACAGCATCGCAGCAATGGGTTGTATGATACTATTGGATTGTTATGAAGGAATAGAAAAGATTTCCCCAGATAAAGACTTTGGAGAAAAATTTATTGTCTTTAAGGATGAGATCAAACGAATATTGATTGCTCTAGATAAACTTAACATTGAAGTTTATGTTGGTGATGAAAGATACTTTACAAGAAGCACATTAGGTATCTACAAACCAGACTATAATCGTTTGTTTATCAGTAAGAAACTCTTAGATGATCCAAGAGAGTTTCTGGGAACACTCCGCCACGAAGGATGGCATACCGTGCAAGACTGTATGGGTGGTGGATTAGAAACATCTTTTATGGCACAGGTTCATCAGGACGAAGAGATTCCTGATTGGTTAAGAAAGATGGTTGAGAGAACTTATAGTTTTGCTGGAATGTCCAGAGCAATTCCTTGGGAAGTTGATGCTAACTGGGCAGAGGAGCAGTCAAATGTAACTGCTGAGAAGTTGGAAATGTGTGCCAATGGTCCACTCTGGGAACAAATTAAACCAACACCAATGACTAAGGAATGGCTGATTGGTTGTGGGTTTATGAAACCTCAAGATGGATTATATCCTTATTATCCAGATAAAAAGAAAGCATATTGTACAGCAGGTAAATACTGATGCCACAAGATTTCCCTTGGGGAGTAATTGCAATATTGGGATGTGGTTTAATTTTTACCCTGTATATAATCTACTACATATTACGATTAGCAAATGAGGAAATGAAAGATGAAAAATCTAGCAATCATTCTGTCAGCGACAAGTCTGGCAATTAGTGGAGCACTTTGTTATGGTGCTTATGTAACTTATAAAAAAGCGGAAGCAATCCTCAACAATCCAGAACAGTTTGTTGGTAAGGTTGTAGAGAATCAAGTCAATAAAGCATTTGAGAAACTGCCTATTCCAGGAGTTCCTAAGTTTAAAGGTGGTATAGGAGAACTAAATACTGGGAGTATTAAGTTTTCTTTCTAATGGCAGACAAAGATCCGTACATTTATAGAATCAAGTCAGTTCTTAAAGTTGTAGATGGTGACACTATTGACGCTGCTATTGATCTTGGTTTTGATATCTCCCTTACTAAGCGAATTCGTCTTGCTGGTGTCGATACCCCAGAGAGTAGAACAACTGATGTTAATGAAAAGAAACTTGGTCTTGAGGTTAAAGAATGGCTCAAGAAAAAGTTAGAAGGTCAAGAAGATATTATTGTTAAAACAGAACTCCCAGACTCCACCGAAAAGTATGGTAGAATTCTGGGACATTTGTTTATTGGAGATAATGAAGTATCCGCAGTCAATAAAAAGAAGTCTGTTAATCAGATGATGATTGAATCCGGTTACGCTTGGGAATATGATGGCGGAACCAAGAAGAAAGATTTTGCTTTACTAGAATCAAAAAGACAAGCGAGCAGATAATTTTTTAGCAATCTTTTTAGGAGGGGCATAGAGAGACTTAAATCTTTCTTGCCCCTCTTTTGTGAACTTATCTTTTACTGGTTCGTCAATAATCACTTTATTTTCAATTTCATATAGAGTATTCTTTTCAATCTCATCACGAATATACTGTTCTACATTATCTGTTTGTGCTACAAGTCGTGTTCCATCAGCAGAGTATTCAAAAATATCTACGTGTCCTGATTCTGCCATCACATAATGCAAGACAGGTTTGACTTGTTTGATTTTGATTTTAAACTTGTTCTTTGTTGCTTCTTTGATGAATGGTTCAGCAGCATTCTTCAATACATTAAGAACTGCTGTTGATGCCATCGTTGTCGCAGTTGTGACTACTGCTACAGCACCAGCCGTAGCAACAATAGAAGGATCAGGTAAATTAATATCGACTCCATTGATTGTAAATGCTGGTTGTGGTTTAGTATCTGCTGGTATTTCGGCAATAGGTGTTTGTGGTTGGGGAGTTTGAGCAACTTGAGGTAGTTGAGGTGGTGGGGTAGCATCGGGCAACCCTCTTGTTTTATCTAATTGTTCTTGTGCCTGTTTTTCCCTTTCTGCTTTCACTGCAGCATCAAATTCCTCTTGTGTGGGAACATTGATAACAGGATACTTAATTGAAGTATCTGGCATTTCAAAAACGGGCAATGCTAAACCACGAACAACAGGAATTTCTGTAGACCTTACAACTGGTGGGTCTATAGTTGGAATTACATTTGGACCACTAATCTTTATATCAGTGGATTGTATTTTAATTGGATTTATTGGGTCCATTTGCAACGTCCTTCACATTTGGATACTTCACAACAACATCAGCACAAATCTTATAGTAAGGACTATTGGGATGAAAAGAAACACCACCTTTCATTGCTTCACCACACTTCAACAACCTGACTAACTCAAAGTCAAGTCTTGCTTTATCTGCTTCAGCTTGTTGTCTAGCAATCTCAACTCTTGCTCTTGATTTACAAATCTCAGTAAGACTTCCATCAAGAGGAAAGTTGAAACCTAAACTGACACCAGCATTTCCACTATAAGATTTAAATGTTTCAGGGTCATCACCCCCATTTCCTGTTGCCAAAACAAAAGGAGAAAAACTCATCGTTGGACCTTGGCAACTGACTCCACCACCGTAGGTGTTGACGGCATAAGGACCTTGTAGTACTTGTACAGCTTGGTTTGTAACATTACCAGTAGCAGAGGCGCTAGGACCAGCGATGTTAGTGTTTGACGGAGCAGTCTGAGCTGTAACGGATCCACAAAGTATGGCATTTGCTGCTACTGTGTAAATACCGATACTGAGTTTGTAACTGAGTTTGTTTCTGTGGTGCGATCTATCCATGTTTCTTGTGCCACTCCAGGTCCGAGATAGGTTTCACTGAACTGGAATGGAGCACCTTGATTCATGATAGTGTAGTTTGCACCAGGAGCTGGATTGCTAGGAATGTTAATGTTTGTTCCAGTAACAGTATAAGATTCGCCAGTAGTATATTCAACTACACGAATTGACTCTATAACTTTTGTTGTTGATTCTGTTGTTGCTGTAATAGTACCGCGAGTAAAATTGGGTACAACACTCTCAGCATAAACGGGAGTACAAATGACTCCCGCTGCTAAAAGCAAAGCGGGAGTTAAATGTCTCATTTGAATACGCTTAGTTCAATGGATCTTTGAGCAGTAGCACTCGTACC